GGGCGAGATCAGCCACGCCATCGAGTTGGAGATGTACGAATGGTTTGAATTTGAGGAGCACCCACAATGAAAGTAACGAACATCATCGAGCACGAAGACGGCACAGCAACCATCACGCTGGACATGACTAGCGAAGAGCACAAGACGGTCATGGAGGGCGCGTTACTACGGGGTATTGCGCTAGGTCTAGCAACCAACAACTCAGCGGATTGGGACGGCTTCACGACCGAGGAGTGGCGCAACATTGTGAACAACGCGATCGAGGCCAAACTCAAGGAGAAGAACACATGACTGATCGACTGAATAAAAATTTAAACAGACTTGCGGAACAGGCGGGTATCAAAGAGATGACGCCTGAGATACGTAGGTTTGCGTGGCTTATCAACCAAGACTCTTTGATTGGGTTTTGGGAGGCGGCGCAACACTACGCAAAGTTTGAAGGAGATAAGGTTGACGCCTTCATCCAAAGCACCAAGGAGAAGAAAACATGATTGAAGATGACGATGACATCCAAGAGTACAAGAAGCCTTGGGTTGGGCTGACGGATGAGGAAATGCAGGAATGCTTACAAGGTTTGCCAACACAGACCATTGATGTTTACGCAAGACGCATTGAAGCCAAACTCAAGGAGAAGAACACATGACACAAGAAGCGAGGGACGCGTGGGCCAGCATTGACCACGATCGCATTAACTATCTTCCGATATTGGAATTTGCCCAGCGACTTGGAATAGACCTGCCGCTGAAGGTGATTTCACATCGAGAAGCGGTAGCTGGTTGGGCGCGTATTTTGAAATCCAGAACAGACCCAGACCAATCGTGGTGGGCTCCACGCGACCCCGACGATATTTTTGTTGAATGGTTTGAAGCCTTACTCAAAATGACGGATGCTGAATGTGAGGCTTGGAAGAAAGAGGCTTGGGAGGCGCACCTTAAAAACGCCAAAAAGAAATACGAGAGGAACACATGAAACCAGAACTAATTGAAATCGTACGCAAGTTGCGTAGCTATGAGAAGCAGCGTGACGAGTATCTAAATTCGTTGCCAAACGATGTGCGTAACTTTTTACTGGACAACCAGTACACCAACATGCAAGACATGAAGTCCCAAGAGCTGCTAGAAGGCCTGTTTGGTGAAGACATTGATGCCGTCTATTGGCTACTGTACGACTATGACGCCAAGAAAGACAGCAGCCCTCACATCACGCACAAGGACGGCACAGAGTACACGTTCAAAACGGACGAGGACTACTACACCTATTTGAAAGAACAGGACTGACACATGCAAACAGTACACTCCGACGCCTATTTAATCAGAACAAAACGAGGACACTATGTCAAAACAAACAGTAAAGAAGGGACAGGGTACGTCATGTACCAACGCGCTGCACTTGCAGAACAACACATCATCAACAGCGGCACAGACGCCTACGTCGTTCCAGTTCGCATCGCCATCACACCCGTTGTGTCAGGAAGAACTCGCCTCGTGGTGGCCGTTCCAAAGACTCGACCCGAAGAAGTTTCCCAAGCCGATCAAACCAACGTATGAGGACGCACTACTATGATTTCCAACGACAACCAAATCGACTTTCAGTTCAACGGCACACGTGCTGACGACACACAGGTGAGCGGCAACCACTACAAAGACATGGCCGTGCAGCCGTGGGCTGTGATGGAGGCGGTGCTCACACCAGAAGAGTTCCGTGGCTACCTCAAGGGCAACATCATCAAGTACGCCATGAGGGCTGGACGCAAAGCGGGTAGTGACGATTCTGGTAAGGCGCTGCACTACAAACAAAAACTGAATGAGACAACATGGCAGCAACACCTGAATCAAAAGTAAAAGCCGAGATCAAGAAGATACTTAAAGACAACGGTGTGTACTATGCGATGCCAATGGGTACAGGCTACGGCAACAGCGGCGTGCCTGACTTCTTGTGTTGTGTCCGCGGTAAGTTCTTTGCCATTGAAGCCAAGGCAGGTAAGGGGCAGACCACAGCGCTGCAAAAGAAACACCTTGCTGACATCGAGGCGGCTGGTGGTGACGCATGGGTTGTGCGCGAGGACAACCTCGTTCACTTAGAAGAGTACATAAAGGAGAGCACACAGTGAGAAGAACAATGGGAGAAACAAAAGAAGCGCTGGAGTTTCTAATCAAGATAGACCAGCTATCGCAAGAGCAGCGTAACCACATGCGCATCGTGATTGAGATGTTGATCGACTGCTGCTTGAGTAAGGACACACGGGGCGTAGTCGTTGTAAGTAAAGACGACGAACCCAACGCGGTTGTCATGTCGGTTAATAGCTCGGACATGGAGACATCCGTCCTGCTGTCCAAGGTGGACGAAGCGTTCATGCTGAGACATCTAAGGGACCAACCATCAAAGGAGCAGCTAAATTGACCGCGCTTCAGTACATCATTAGTCTGCGACCTGCGGTTCCGATGTCTGTTGAAAGCCCCTGCACATACGCAAGCAACGGCGAGATTCGCCGCTGGCTACAACAAGGCGCTGTGCTATGCAACGGCGAGCGCCTCGACCTCAACGAAGAAATAGACTTCCCTGTTTTTTCGTTGGTATTTTTTCCAAAATCAGAGAAGCGAAGGACAACGGTTATATGACCGCACCATACAAACAAATAGTAACGATCGACTTCGAGACCTACTGGGACACCAAGCTCGGGTTCACGCTGTCGAAGATGACAACTGAGGAGTACATCCGTGACAGTAAATTTAGAGCGTTCGGAGCTTGCCTCCATGTATACGGAAGCGACAGCATTGTGCAATGGTATCGAGGAGATGAACTACATCGAGTCCTTCGGACATTCGACTGGAACACCACCGCAATCCTTGCTCATAACGCACAGTTTGACGTATCCATACTCGAATGGGTCTTCGATACCCGCCCCTGCTTCATCTTCGACACGCTATCAATGGCGCGCGCTTTACGTGGCGTGGAGGTTGGCAATAGTCTCGCCAAGCTCGCAATGGATTTTAATCTTCCCGCAAAAGGGACCGCCTTGCATAACACCAACGGAGTCAGAGAGCTCACCCCTGAGATCGAACTGGAACTTGCAGAGTACTGTAAGCACGACGTCTTCTTGTGCGAAGAAATATTCAAGCGTCTGGCAGCCGGTTACCCCGCGAAAGAACTCCGCCTGATCGACATGACCTTGAAGATGTACACACGCCCCACGTTGCGGCTCGACGCCCTCATGCTGGGTAACGCGATTGAAGAAGAAAGGACAACACGTGAATCACTACTCGCAAAGCTCAACGCGACAGAAGCTGACCTCGCATCGAATCCAAAGTTTGCTGCCCTACTTACAGCGATCGGGGTTCCTGCCCCTACGAAGATCAGTAAGACTACCGGCAAAGAAGCCTTCGCACTTGCCAAGAACGATGCGCTATTCCAAGCGCTACTTAACGGTGAACGTGAAGACATTACCGCCCTTTGTGAAGCACGCCTTCGGGTTAAATCGACCACTGAGAGAACACGTGCTCAGCGGTTCCTCGACATTTCCCAACGCGGCAGTCTCCCAGTTCCGCTTGCGTACTATGGTGCGCAGACAGGTAGATGGACAGCGAGTAAAGGCAGCGCCATCAACATGCAAAACCTCAAGCGGGGTTCGTTCCTACGCAAAGCGATTATGGCTCCCGAAAAGCACCAGCTTGTGGTCGGGGACCTCTCGCAAATTGAACCGCGAGTACTTGCGTGGCTATCGGATTACCAAGATATGCTGTCTATCTTTAGGGCTGGAGGTGACCCTTATGCCGCGTTCGGTGCGCAGATGTTTAACATACCCGGACTTAATAAGGAGACTCATCCCGACCTTCGCCAGTCTGCAAAAAGTGCGCTCTTGGGTTGTGGCTACGGGTTGGGCTGGGCTTCGTTCGCGTCGCAACTCTTGGTCGGCTTCTTGGGGGCTCCACCGCAGCGATACGAGAAAGACTTTGCGAAGAAGCTAGGCGTAAACAAGGACTACATCGACCGCTTCACGGACTACGAGGACAACGTCAAGAAGATGATGGACATCCCGCACACCTGCACGACCAAGGAGTTGTTGATTCACTGCGTGGCATCCAAGAAGATCATCGACATCTACCGCAGCACAGCGCACCCAGTTGTTGGTTTTTGGTCAATGTGTTCGGACTTGTTGGTCACCGCTCTTGCAGGCGGTAAAGAATTCGGGTATAAATGTCTCACATTTAAAAAGGGTGAGATTGTTCTGCCAAACGGCATGAGCCTTCTATACCCGAACCTACGACAAGAAGCTGAAAAAGATGCAGCAGGGCAACCTGTTAAAGACAAGCAAGGCAAGACCAAGATGAACTGGGTCTACGGCGAGGAAGGCAAGCTGCCTACCAAACTGTATGCTGGGAAGATAACGAACAACGTGACGCAAGCTGTGGCTCGCATCGTGATGACTGACGGTATGTTGCGTGTAGCAAAGCAATACCATATCGCTGGAACAGTGCACGATGAATTGATTGCAGTAGTGCCTGACGAAGAGGTAGAACACGCTAAGACTTGGGTCTTGGCGCAAATGGTAATGGAGCCTAGCTATATGCCGGGCATTCCGTTGGCGGCTGACGGTGGT